TATTATTACCACAACACAATATCTACGTCGCTTTCTGGATCGAATCCAGTTTTTTCAATACCGTAAACGGTAAGTATCATAATAGCACCTCCTTTATAACTAGGTGTCGTTCACTATTATAGTATATAATTCAAACTAGATAGTTTTACAATTAATGATTTCTCATACTAATTAATAATAGTAATAAATTAATAAAGGAGACAACAATGTTCGAACGAGTAAGCAATAAAGAATGGAAAAAGGCTTTAGAAGATCTAAAAACTAATAATCCAGGATTATGGAACTATGTATATTCTAAAGATATCAAAGATGAGGATTATGATGTGGAGGGAATTGAACTTCCTAGAAGATCTACTCCTTTTTCTGCAGGATATGATTTCTATTCTCCATTTGAAATTAATGCCATTCCTGGATTAAGATATCTAGTACCAACTGGTATCAAATGCCACTTATTAAATATCAAAGGATCTAATACTGTTGTATTGGAAAATCTTGTATTAAAGATTTACCCTAGATCTTCCTATGGTATGAAATATGGTTTTAAGTTTGAGAACACAATTGCTGTGATAGATAAAGACTATTATAACAATGAAACAAACGAAGGCCATATTTACGTTGATTTTACAGTAACCAATCCTATTAGTATTAAAAAAGGCGATAAGTTCTGTCAAGGTATTATAGAGAACTTCTATGTATTTAAAGATGAAATTGAACCTTTAAACAAAAAAAGAACTGGTGGTATGGGTTCTACTGGTAAATAGATATAGGTTACATTAAGTAATTACTTTCACTTATAAATAAAGAGGTGTTTTTACAATGGATGAAAAACAAACATTACTTAAACAATTAAAGGATATTTACTCTGCTCCTACGACAAATCCTGCTAACTTCCAACAAATTCAAGCTTTCTATCAAGAAGTAAAAAAAGCAGAAGCTGTTACAAATGATATGCGTTTAAAAGTACATAATATGGCACATGGTCTATTCTTAGACTAACTATCTTATAATAGAAATAATCCCTTTCTTTCAAAACTTTTCTATTGCATTAAATGCCCCGTATACTCATTACGAGTATACGGGTTCATTGTGTTTATTATAGAAGAGTAATTTTCTTTTCAAATACTTTATTGCATTCTAGTGTAACAGATTCTTGTTCTTCATAATCTCCATACTGCATACAGAGCTTACCTTCGAAATCTGTATTTTTCATAGTAATGATTACTTTTAATTCCATAGCTTGACCTACAGGAACATCTAGAATCAATTCAAAAGAGTATTGAGGAGTTTCGCAATTATAACCAATGAAATGATTAGTTACAGTACCAGGAATTGTTTGAGGCACTCCAGGAATCGGATTATAATCGAATGCTGCTTTTTTATATTGGATTACGTTATGATAATCAGCTTCTTCACATTCTGTCAAACGCAAATATACTTCAGAATCTTCATCAGATTCTACGAATACCTTAATATCTTTATTTCCTACATGGATGATACCATCTTTTGTATTAAAGTAAATTTTAGATCCATTACCAAGTAAACCAAATTCTTTAATTTCATCTTTACGACTATCTACTTCTTTATTGTAATCATGATTTTCACCATCATTGGTAAATTCATAAGCAGTAGAACCATCTTCACGATTTACAAACCAAACAAACATTTGTTTAGATACTGGTGAGATATCATGAGAGATAAAATCATTAACAGGTGTTTCCATTTTATTTTCCTCCTAAAATAGATAAGAATTTATAAAAAACAAAGACGGTGAATGGAATAACCCATTCACCAAATCTTTGTCTGTGAGAGAAGTTTTACTATGTATCGAAAAATATAAGGCGACAGAGGAATTGTTGTGATTGAGTGATTTATTTTGAGGTATGTATCAGATCGTTTCATCTGATGAGTTTGACATGAATTTATTTGTTGATCCTTTTGATAGCAGCTTTTGGATATGTAATGGTTGTTATGCGGATTGTGGCATATATCAAAAGGTCACATGCGTCGTATTGAGTGCTAATATTCATTCCAGGGGGTAACTGGAGTTGGGAGAATATTCCGTTCTTTTTCAAGTGGTAAGATTCATGTATATTGCGTGTTTTGTGTAGAGTTCTATCGCCTTACATTTTTCTACTATTTTGTCATATTCGTATTAATTATTAAATCTATTCTTATAAGAATCTTCTTCTCTTATAAACTCCACAACAACTTTTCTTTGATGTGGTTCTGGAGTATGAGTGAATCCTCTTATATCACTTTTAAATTCTCTAATGGTTTCTCTAATAGGAAGATTTATATCATCTGGGATTCTATTTAGGATATCATTAACTACTCTATCCTTAAAACTCTTGACTCTTTCTTCAACATCTGGAAAGATTTCTTTCTTTGCTATATTATACATAGCAATTCCAAATTCTTTAATCTCGTTTTGCATTTCGTTTTTCTCCTTTAAAAACATCTTGTAGATATATCTCTACCATAATTATAGTATATGCTTATAAACCGGCTTAAACCCTAGTAACATAAAGTAATGGCTTATTCTATTTATACTCTAAGACGGCCAGAGTGTAGGTAGGTAACCCATTGAAAATTAAATACGCGATGACGATGTTGCTATTGTTAAAGTTGTTTAAATTTTAAATTGCCTCTTTGTTTACCACATACTTTGTTTTCTTTTTTCGTTGCTAAGATTGTTTCATTTTAGAATGTGTCCTTTACTTTTCTAAGGACACGTCCTCCTAAGCGAATATAAATATATTTATTTACATAACACACACGTTCGAAAAATTACCCCTAGAGCGCTAGGCTCTAGGGGTCTCCTCTTGTGTCATTTTTTAGATTTAGCTAATTTATATTCATAAGAAATAATAGCAACAAATAATCTGAAGTAAATATCAATTACTTCATCAAATCTTACATCATCAAAAGATCCAGTATATGAAGTATTACCAATTAATGTTTCTAATTCATCTACTTCATTTCCTGCAAATGTAATATTCTTGAATGGGATGATAACTTCTAAATCTTTACCTAAGAATTCTCTATTCATAATCTTTTCAAATGCTGATTCTATTTCTTTAGAAGGATAGCTACCACCAGCAGCACCTGGATGACCACCACCAGTAAAGTATTTGTTTGCAATCTTACCTAGTGGAATAAGTTCTTTTATCTCTTCATTATCTGTATATAATGAGAAGGAGAATCTATTTCTATTATCTACAAATCTACCAATAATTTTGATATCTTCTCTATTATCTTCAAATCTTTGAGAGAAACCAAATCCATTAATGCAATGGAATACCAAATGATCTTCCTCATTAAAGACATGATATTCATAAACAGGGTCTGCTTCTCTAAGAGCTTGCATTTCTTCTTGGAAGATTGTATATAGTTTATGACCATGATAAAGAATATCTCTAATATCTGGAGTAAGATATTGTTCTTTACCATCTTCTTCATAGAAGTAGTTGCCTCTCCACAAGTTTTGCCAAGTATTGCAGTATGGAGCAAGAGTCCCAATCTTATTATACCATTGATTTAGCCATGCTGCTGGTTTATAAGTAATAGGAAATTCTACGTCTTGTTTTAAATCATACAAAGAAATCAATCCAACTAATGGGGCTTTAGATTTGTATACTTTGATAATTTCCTCACCAGCACTATTATCTCTGAATGGATCTAAATTCAAACCTTCAATGATTTTATCAGATAAAGATGCTGAGTTAATAGCTTCGATGCAATTATACAACCAAGCATAAGTTAACCAACAACCACATTGTCTAGTATCTAAAATATAGGTAAAATTATTATGCTTATTACAAAGAGCTATAGGGTTTTGATATAAAGAAGTAATATGATGATCGATCCAAATTACTTTGTCGTAATATTTTAGGATCTCTTCTAATTGATCATTCTTAAGAGACAAATCTACAATAAAAGCAATATTTGTTCTTGATTCTATAGCAGGATTATTAAGCATTTCTTCTATTTCATTAGAAATAGCATTCCCAGAATAATTATATCCTACAAACTTCATACTTCTTTGAGTTTGGAATTGTAACAATTGACAAATTAAAGATGCTGCAGATTCTCCATCTAAATCTGTATGATGGAATACTGTAACTGTATTAGCAGATTTTCTATTATCTGCAAAGCATACATGTTCTAGACTCTTTAAAGTATCCATATCCAATACTTCAGTCAAGTCATTATTAAAATGGAATAAAGCTAAAGGTTCTCCATTTTCATCTTTAATTCTGTATTCGTTATACCCATTATATGTAGTAAGATTTTCTTTTTTAGAATACGATATTCTTACACCATCAGCATATGATCTAATATAATCAAAGTTACCAATAGTATTCTTAAAATCTTCTTCTATATATTTATCAATATCTTTATATTGAAAAGTTGTAAACACTACACTTCCTCCTTAAGCAGTAAAAAAATAGAGTGCCCGTAATGAGCACTCTATTATCTTTATCTTGATAAGACCCAATTAGAATTCGTATTGGGAGATATCGACATCTTTGATTAATGTGAATTTATCATCATTAACCTTTCTCATTTCTTCGATTTCTCTAGTAATATCTTCAGTTGTGTATCTCAATAATTTTCTATTCTGAGGATTCAATGTGGATACGCCGATTTCAATATCATTCAAGGAACCCAAACCTTTTGCACGTTCAATATTCTTAGGCTCAGATTTTCTAAAAGTACTGATCAATTGATATAAACCAATTTTATGACCATTTAAAAGATATCTCTTTTCAGATTTATCTAAGTATCCTAATAAGACAGAGCATGCATTGATCAATTGTTCATTAAAGATGATTGTGTGTTCTCTATCACCATTAATACCATTTACCAAGCCATTAAGTAATACAGCATCTCCTTTTCTTTCTATTTTGAGATACTTATATTTCTTACTAATCAATTTCTTGAAATCATTGAATTTATTGAATGCTTCGTTTCTTAATAGTAACAAATCTTCTAATAAGATCGGATCAATCATATAGTTATTGGCGATGCGTTCCATATAGAAATCATAGTTGTTATTATTGATAATAAGTGAAGAGATTTCAGACTTAGTGAATTCTTTCTTCGTCTTTTGATGGACAACTTTATTTGCTTTTACGAACTCATCCCTCACATATTGAGTGAAGTCATCTTTATCAATGAAGTACTTCCATTTCTTAGTACCCTTATCCACATGATATAATGGAGATAATACTGCATATACTCTTCCTTCTTCGATTAAAGGACGGCAGTAAGTTAATAAGAATTTCAAGATCAAAGTTCTAATATGGAAACCATCATAATCGGCATCGGCTAGGATAATGATCTTATCATATTTGCAATTGGAGATATCAAAGTTCTTACCATATCCACAACCAATGATTGCTAAGATGGCTTGAACTTCTTCATTCTTCAAGAATTCTTCTCTAGATTTAGAGAATGCATTAGGCATTTTACCACGAATTGGGAAGATAGCTTGATATTCATTACGAGAAGTTTGACATGGAGAAGCAGCTGATAAACCTTCTACAATGAATAATTCTAAATGATCTTTCTTCTCTGCTTTGATAAATCCCTTAGGAGTACCAGAGATAGTATTAGTCTTATACTTCTTGGAGATATTAATCTTTTCTTTATCTGCTTTGGTACGAGCTGTTGCTACATCTTTTAAGAAGTTACAAAGTTTTTGCAAATCATCTGGGTTCTTCTTAGACCAATCTTTTAATGCTTCGATGGTTACTTCTCTAACAAATGGTGTTAACTCTTGAGTTTTACAAACATTCTTTGCTTGACCATCAAACATAACGTCCATATGAGCTGCTGCTACGATACCGACCAAACCAGTCAATACATCAGAGTTAGTTACTTCTAATTTCTTCTTATTATTTGCTAAGAAGATCTTATTCATATAACCTTTAAAGAAGTCACATACACCTTTAAAATATCCAATAGATGGTGTGGATAATTGAGTATTTACTGGAGAAGTGTTTGCAAATGTCATTACATCTGGACCAGCATTTACATTAGCTACATAAGTCATAGCAACTTCTACTTTCATCTCACCAGTATCGTGAGTATAGATGATTGGTTTGATCATAGGCTTATCAGTTTTATTGATAAGATATGTAAGAACACCATCTTTATTTACTAGGTGATCAGTAAAAGTAGTACCATCTAAAAGATGTGCAGTATAGAATACTTCAGCACCAGGTTTTAATAGTGGTACAATATTAGATACTAAACGATAAATATCTTTATGTCGTAATGTAATCTCACCCATGATAGAGAAGTCTGGTTCGAAATCTACTACAGTACCTTGAGCACCAGCTGGGTATTTGATTTCTTTTGGCATAAAGATTTCTTTACCATCAGGACCTTTCTTACCAGTACCATATTTCTTTAAAGGCTCACCTTCAGAGAATTCAATTTGGTAAGCTTTGCCTAATCGATAAGTAGTAACTGTGAATCTAGAAGATACTGCATTCGTACATTTAGAGCCTACACCATGAAGACCAGACGGATATTCACCTTTATGCTTTTCATAGTTTGTAGAAGTATGTTCCCTACTAAATACACGAACAATATCTTCTGCTGGAATACCACGACCATTATCGATTACTACAGTTCTAAAAGAACCTTCCCAGAACTCAATCCATACTTTATCACATGGAGATACCAGTCTATTCAATTCATCTGTAGCATTTTGAAATACTTCTCGAATAGCATTCAATTGACCTTCATTACCAGTTGAGGATAAATATTGACCTGGGTTCTTTCGAACAGATTTAGCAAAGGATTCAAGACTCTTGATCTTTTTAGAGTAGTCCTTGATATTAGCTGTCATCTCTTTGGAGAGATTAGAATTATTTGGAATCTTCATCCCATTCTCCTTTCATATTAATCAAAGAATACTATCTTGTTATTATAGCTTCCATTATTATAGTATACAACTACTATATCATTTAGCTTTATTACCAATAATTTCTTTAACTTGTAAACCTTTGTTGATATCACACATAACTCTCACATATGTAGGTAGTTGGAATTCTTTCTTTCTTACACCACCATCATAATATTTGATAGTATATCTGTTGATAATATAATCGTACAATTCTTTTAGGTCATTGTATCTAATTCCATATTTTTCAGATACTAGTGAAATCATAAGATCTACATCATGATCAGTATATTCAGCCAATGAAATAAAATAATGAGGATCATTAAAATGGGATTTACAGTCTTTAGGAAAAATAGATGCCAATGTTAGGGCATGAATTAATATCTCTTTATTAAATACTAAAGTTTCATACTTCTTAAGTCTATCTTCTACCTCTACAAGCAATTCTGCTGCAGTCATACTAGTGGTACTAACCGTATTAGTGTGTGTGTCGAAATACTGTTTTTTGAGCATTATAATCTCACCTCATAAGCCATAATTAGAAGAAAAAATAATGAGTTTTATTAAATTTCTCATTATTTAAAAGTCCATCAGGATATTATTAATAATATCCCGATAAGACTTCATATAATATATTAATCATATACATCTTCTGGAGTCACTCCAACAGCAGCCATCTCTTCCCAGAAAGATGCTTCTTCATCTCTACGCTGTTTAGCATAGAATGCTTGCTCTTCAGCTTCTGCAATCTCTTCTTCTAGATATACAGGATTAGAGAACCAACCATGAAGATCATTAAATCCTTTAGCAATTTTCATAATTTGGAATCTGATCATATCTTTATCAGATTCTTGATCTCCTTCACCGATAACCTTATTAAATACTTCATCTGGTTCACATGCTAAGTTTGTGAATAATTTAGATAAGAGGATAATAGGTTCTGGATTTCTTGCAAAAGCATCTTCATATTTTTCACAATTTAAATAATATCTTTCTGGAAAATATGAAGGACCGATATTGAATCTAATATCATTGATTTCTAGATTTACTCTATCTTCATCTTTTACAATATTAACAGAGATATTCCCTTCATAATTCTCATGATAAGAATATTCAATATCTTTAGGAATCATAAGAACTAATTCTTTGCAAAGTTCTGGAAGACGTTTTTTAATATCACTATACAACATAATCAATCTACTCCTTAATTAAACATTAAATCATTCATATAAGAGAAAACTTTTCTAGTAGCATCTGTATTACCGTGCTTAATTCTAGCATTTTCATCTTTGATTACATAACTAAAACGTACGCCATACAATGTATCCAAATCTACTTTATCAAATTCCATAAATAGAATGCTATATCCATTCTCTACTGGGAACTTTAATCGAACTGTAAATTCACGACTGTTTTTATAAATACCAGATGTAATCAGAATTGGTTTGCCAACTTTCTTAGCTACTTTAATAACTGTAGCCATATCATTAGAATAATTACCAATCAATAAAGCCCTGATTACGTCTAAGAAGCGTTCACTATATGTAGGTCTTTTTTGGGATCTTATTAAAAATTTTACCCCATCATACTCAAAATATACTTCAACAATTTTATCATTTAGATTATAACCTTTAACTTCGATACCTCCTATATTCCACATATATAGGACTTCGATATATTCTGTTTCACTTTGTTGAACAAATTCAAAATCTTCTGCTATCATAATATACCCCCATTTAAAATAAACTAATCTTTACTTTCTAAAAGTTTTTCTAGCATCATAATAGAACTACTAATACTTGCAGCATTCATATTAAGTAATAGACAAATATGATCATATTCTTGATCACTTAATTTATCTAGTTTAAACGCTGCATCTTTCCAAGTATTTATAGTAATATTTAAAAATCTACCAAAATCATTTAATACATCTGTAGCACCACATCTTATACATTCATCTAAAAGATTTAATTCAAGATCTTTAAGAAAAACTGTAGCACCAGTTTTATACATAATCATATTGATCGCACTAACAGGTTTAAAATAATCTTCTGTGCTTTTCTTAAATCTAGCTTCAATACCACCATCAGAAACAAAATGCACCTTTTTACTAGTCCCAAAACTAACATCAAATTCTGGATATGTTCCTCTGTATGGTAATTCCATATCAAGCTCAATAGATTTTGTAATAATTATATCAGATATAGCTCTGATGTTGAAATTAATAATCTCCATATAAGAATTAATAAATTTCAATTCTTCCAATCTTGTCATACTCATAATATTTCTCCTTTTAAAAAAATAATCAGGTATGGGATTTCTCCCATACCTGAAATTTTATTTAGATTATTTTACAATGCTACCATAGGAGTCACGTTTGATATCTTTATTAGATTTCAATGCATGAACTCTTTCTAGTTTGCCATTTTGTTCAACTTCGAAACGAAGAAGTTCTGGTTTGAATTCATCAACCAAACGACCATCGATAGGAGCGTTGATTTCTTTAGCACGTTGGATTGCGCGGTGTACTACTTCAGCAAATTCATAGCGAGTTAATACACGATCGCCTTTGAACATACCATCTTCATAGCCAATGATCAAACCACGTTTAGCCAAGTCATCTACAGCTTCAAATGCCCAATGATTTTCTGGAACATCTGGGAATACTGTATTTTGATCTTGTGGTAAGTCAGCACCAAGTACTGCATTTAGTATCGCAGTAATCTTAGCATTTTGTGCTTTCATTGCTTCCATTTCACGTTTCATATCTGCAACATCTTTTGCTACAGCTACTTTAGAACGGGAAACATCAGATTTAGCACCAACTTTATAAGATACACCAGCATTAACAACTGTATCACCATTACCTACAGTGGAACCAACTGTGAACATTAAGTCTTCGTTAGGACGATAAGCAGCACCTAATGCTACAGAGTTAGAACCATGGAAATGACCATAACCAGCCATTACATCTAATTTGTGGTCAGGATCGAAGTCCAATGGATGCAATGCAGCTAATGCAGCAGTACCTGCAATACCACGTTCGGAGATTTTGTGATTTTTAGCAACTTTATCGGAAAGACCATTGATTGCATTAGCATTGGAGTTGATTTGATTAGGAATGTTTTGATCTAAATCGAAACGTACTAAACCATCTGCACCAACGGATGCATTGATATGGTTACCATTAACAAAGTTGAAACCTTTGTCTGCCATTACTGTATTTGTAGTACCACCATTTGCTTTATAGGATACAGGTAATACTTTAGCAGCTTCGTTACCATCAAATTTGAATGTTGTAGTATCTGCTGTATGGTTAGCACCAGTAGTTGTTTCTACTTTGATTACAGAGTCACCTTCAAATTTATTAGCAGCTTTAGCAATATCTGTTACAGTATTTTTGCTTACATAGATACCATATTGTGCATTAGCATCACCAGTTGATTTACCATTAGTAACCCTAACAGCAGCAATATTATCAACTTGATTATCAGTGACAACGGATTCTACAGCTTTATTAGCTTCAACGTAGTCTTTCATTTGTTTAACGTTGACAGCATCTGTAGCAGCAGTGCCAGCTGTTACATTGTGAATTTGTTGATCGCCAGCGGAAATGTTAGTAGTTGTGAATTCCACATGTTTACCATTGGAATCAGCAACCATACCATCTAGATTATAGCTAGCAGCATCTAAATTATTACGGTCTTCAATAGCAATACCATTTGCTGTATACTTAGTATCTTTGTCGCCATCGAAAGTAATCATGCCATCTTTGTTAGTAACAGAATGTTTAGGATCTGTTACTTTACCATAGTTTACAGAGTTCATATCAACAAGATCTTTATTGACATTTACTTTGTATTCTTTTCTGCCATATGCATTATCTTTAGATTCAACTGTAGTATTAGTACCGTCAACCAATGTGTTGTACTTTTGCGCTTCCAATGCAACGTCGTACAATTGGGAGCCATTAATACCATCAGTGGATGTAGCAGATACTCGACCAGCTGCTAAGTTTTGCAATTGGCGTGTGTATTCTGTTACTCCACCAGCGCCAGCACGACCATGTGTGCCAAAGCTTACAACAGAGTCAGGATTGCTGCCAGCATATGTAGAATTGCTGAAGCGAATATCTGTTGTGTTATCTTTGATATTAGTTGTACCAACTTGTAATTCGGTTACAGAGTTAGAACCAAGAGCTACGCCATTTTGTAAATCGGCGATGGTATTATTGCCGAGCGCAAATGCATCAATACCTGTAGCTTGTGCATGGCTACCAACCACTACTGCACCCTGACTTTTGGTTTGAGAATTAGAACCAAAAATCAATTGCTCTTTAGAGCCGTCTAATACTTTATTATTGTAACCATAAACTGCAGATTGATCTGCATCAATATTACCATTGTTTGCCCCTACTACTGTAGTATCATCACCATTTACAGTTGTATCACGACCAATAACAACAGAAGATACGCCTTTAGCATTTACGTTTGTACCAATGTTTACAGTTTTAACTCCGTCTGCATGGATACCATTGCCAATAGCTACAGAAGATTCGCCATTGGAAATAACCCCATTACCAACAGCAATAGTGTCTTGAACCTTAGTTTCAACGCCATTACCGATACCAATAGTATTGAAGTCAGTAGCAACTCCGTTGCCGATACCGATACTATTGCTAAGGTTATTGACAACATTATTGCCAATGCCGATACTATTATTACTATTGGTAGTAACTGCAGTACCGATACCAACGCTATCATTGCTATTGGTAGTAACTACAGTACCAATAGCTACATTGTTTTTAGAATTAGACTTAACTAATGAACCAAGAGCAAGAGAATCTTTACCACCTGCTGTAGTACCATAACCCATAGCAAGTGCGTTAGCGCCAGTAGCATAAGCACCATTACCAATAGCTACTGTATTAACACCATTAGTACGAGCTTGAGAACCAATGGCAAACGTATTGTCTTTTAATGCTTGTGCACTAGAACCAATAGCTACACTGTTTCGACCTTCAGCTGTAGCATATTCACCTCCAGCCAAGGAGTTTGTGCCAATAGCTTTATTGGAATTACCGTATGCAACAGCATTATCACCATTGATAGTATTGTTGTAGCCTGCTGCAAAAGCACTTGTAGCTCTAGCATTAATGGTATTTTGACGGCCAACAGAATATGCGCCATGACCAGCATATACATCGTTATACTCACTATTGCTGGATAAAGCATGACTAGGTGTATCACCAGGGGCATCAGTTGTAGGTACAACATATGCACTAGTAGTGCCGAATGCCATTGCGGAAATAATAGCTGCAGTTAATAGTGTTTTGTTTTTAATGTTTTTCATTTCTTCGTTTCTCCCTTTCAGAATATGAAATATATAATTAAAGAAAACCAAAATAGTTTTTCTTTAAAAACTAAATTATTTACCTAACTAATCTTATTCTTCTTCTCGAATTAAGTCTAAAATAGAGTTGCATAGAATATCATAGTTGTTATTTTCTAAATATTCTGCCAAGATATTCAATAACTCTCTATGAATAATCTTTTCTCCAAGCTCAGTATCACAGTTTCCTATCAATAAACTTTCTGCAGTTCTGATCATTTTAGTTGCCGCAATATCTTGTGTGGCTTGATCATGATATTCTTTAATAGTGTCAGCATGAAGTTCTGATACTGATATTTCTTTCTTGTTGCTATTGTTATTCAATTTAACATTCTTCTTTTCTTCGACCATTATTTATCCTCCTTATTCTTACTAAAGTTATAAGACTTGCATTCTAACGGCTCTGAAGTTATTATTTTCATAGAATTGATATTAATAATATTATCTGCTATTAATACCTCTACAAAGTATGCCATCTTAGCATATGGCACGAATAGGCTGAACGTATCACCATCAACTTCTTTAGGATAGTTGTTTGGCAATCCTTTAAAGTCGTATTGGATTTCTTCTACTTTCTTTTTAGTCTCAATTGTAGTACCATCATCTTTAACTTGTTGAGACTCTGATCTCATAGTTACAAACGACATTCCTATTCGACTAACTTTGATGAATGATTCATCTTTAGAATCTTTTCCTCTAAACAGATTTTCTACAGGAATTTCGATAACTAAACCATCTTTTCCATCTAAAGCTAATTTTACCATAAAATGTGGGGTTCCAAATAATTCTTCTACCACTCTCAAGAATTCTGGATTTTCAATTAGCTTATTTACATCGAATTCAACAGTTTTCTTAATCTCACCAATATTTCTTTTATCTGTATATGGGCGATAATAGTTATCTAAAGTTTCCTCTTCTTCATCTTTTGAGAAAAGTTCTAGTACTGAATCGTATAATGACATGATTTTCCTCCTTTCTTTTCAAAAAATTTTATACTCTTCTAATTAAGAAATATATCTTTTATTCTAAATATACTTCTCACCTTTATAGTATATAATTATTTTATATTTTAAAATAAAAAAAATAAAGCGAAGATGGAGTTAACCATCTTCGCTTCATAGTGTGTGATTAGCAATCAATATTAGAGCTTGTTGTGTTAGAAAGAAATATCTGATATAGGATTTGGAATAGTGTGAACTTTGTATGTATTATAATAGATGATGAAATCCTATATCAGATTAAAAAAGATTAAGCTTTTAATATTAAGCTTGTGGTTGAGCAGCTGGTTGTTCTACTACATCTGGAGTAGGAACAGGAGCTACATTAGGGTTAGCTGCTGGAGCAGCTGCTACGTTAGGATTTACTGCGTAAGTTGGTTGAGCAGCATTAGCAGTGAAATCTTGAGGAGCCTCTACAGTACCAATTGGGTTTGGACTAGGGAATTGAGGCATTGGTTGTGCTGGAGCTTGCATAGCACCTGGTTGTTGGAATTGTTGTTGACCACCATATACAGGAGCTGTAGGAGCAGCATTATACATCATAGCAGGATTGCCGATACCAGCTTGGAAGTTGTTAGGATATAAACCACCGAAACCAGGTTGGTTAAAGATGTTACCCAAGATTTGGAATGCGTTAGTTTCATCAGCTGGTTGTAATACACCATTAACATTTGTGATCTTTTCAAATGCATTTTTAGCAATACCCCATAATTGAGGGATTTTGTTGAAGAATGCAATCATCATGTAGATATCACGCATGGAGCTTGTTGGGTTAGGTAAATAAGTTTTGATGGATTGATACAAATCATTCATGTTCAAGCAGATTTGTTCAATATCACCTTTAGCAGAGTTTAGATCGATCAAGTTGAAATCGGAATTACAAATTGGGCAGTGATAACGGCCGTCTGCTAATTTTTCCAATTTGATATTACCGTTTTGATCTTTGTGTGTACAAAGTGCACGAAGATACTCATCGCGAGTGAGTTTTGTTTGGAATGCTTGAGGTGCTTTTTGAATCTCAGACATTTCTTCAGGACTCAACAATTGAGACATTGTTGGGTTTTGAGGAGCATTGTTACCATAAGTCATTCCATTGAATTGTTGGCCATAGCCATTGTTAAAATTGTACATAAGTTTTTCCCTCCTAGGATAAAAATGGAAAAAGCGATACCCAGATGATATACCCCATAACGAGGTATATCATATTGGTATCATTATTATAGTTTACAACCGAAAATTTATTTAGAATGGTATTTTCAGATGCAACTAAATTACATTTGTTTATAAAAGTGTTATGCCCATACTAAATTTTTATTAGTATGAAACTGGATGAACTGTTTTATCATATTCTTCCAAATCAGTAAAGTTACGTTTTCCATCAGGGCTGTTTTTATGAGCTTGATTGGAATATGCATACATGCGTTTTCTTTGAATAGCAATATCTGCATTTGTTTGTTCAAATAGACGGTGTTTATTGTAATCAATTTGATCTTGAGTCATATTCAAAGCAGCAGCAACTGCTTCAAATGCTTCCTCATTCAATTCACAACGAATATTTTGAATTTCGCCATAATCAATACAGATCATAGCAGCTGGAACCATGGACTTAGCACCAAAACTCATGCCAGCAGATGGGGAGTTATGAATAGTACTAGGGTTCATTACTAGGAAATATACGAAATAGCCTTCAGCATCATTCCAAATTACATTTCCATTATGATAATCTATTACATTCAAACTGTTATCGCATACGACATGAGTAGGGAATTTCATTTTTTCAACAGAACCATCGCCGCGTCTTACTTCAGTCTCAGCTTTTTCACAAAGAGTTCTTAATTTTACAACGTCAACTGTTTCCAAGATTGAATACCTCGCTTTCTAAAAATTAGGTTTATTTGAATGTAAACCTAATTAAGTGATACGAAACCTTGAAGAATGTTTTCAGTTATATTTGTTTTAGGATCTCTTAATTTGTTTTTATACTCTACTATTTCATCAAACATTTGTTTGAAATCTTCTTTGACTTCAAAACAAGTAATAATCACTCCATCTATTGATATAGGAACTATATAGTTCTTATATAAATATACCTTACATAATGGACTTTTGTTATTAGCTTTTTTACACATATGCTTCATATAGTAGAAAAAAGACGTAAATTTAGGATGACGTGGGATATCGTAAAGACATAATCCATATCTGATTATATTCTTTGCGAATCTATTACGACCTTTCTTATTTCGAAGGTTCGCTCTCTGTCTCATTCTTCTTATAGAATGCTTTGATAGTGTAGTTCTATGAAATATCGAGCGATAGCCATTTATCATTAGAAGAATACCGATTGGTACTTTCTATTGAATTGATTGTTTAACGTCATCCCTATGCTTCTAAGTTGAACAAAATCACCAGTTTGAATATAAGCTGAAATGCCATTATACATAATTTGATACATGATCATTTTAGCATTAGTTTCATTAATAACTTCATTTATCAATCCATTATCCCCTATTTTAGTATAAAGTTCTGGGCAGCTAGATTGTAATGCTATTAAGATAACATTTGCTTTTCTAATATCAAATGCAAGCATATCTAATGCATATTGCAATATTCTTGTATCTGATTTTAGCGCTTCTTCAAACTTTGGATTTGTTACAGACCCTCTGGCGATATCTCTGAATAAGAATTTGATGTTTCTTCTAATATGATCCATTGTAATAATCTCATTTCGATTACCACCATACATCTTATCCAAAAACATACTTTTATCTGTTTTTTTGTTTACAAACTGTGGTTTGATTTCTCTCATTTAATTTCACCTACTTTCTAATACTTAATAATTTTAATGAGTACTATTTAGTTGGTGAGTTCATCTCTTTATAATAATGGAGTTGTAAGTCACTAGGTTCCATTAAATTAGAATCCTTATCTTGATTAGCATAATCCATTACATATTCATCTAATTCCTCAACGGTTAATCCTTGATCAGGAAAATGTTTTTCAATTAGCATACGCAAAAAAGAATAGATGGAAACTTCACGACCTAATCCTAGATTACCACTCATGACATAACTATTTAAGCAGTCATAATTCATGAATGATTGTAGAAGATATTGGAATACTGTCTCTCTACCTCTGAGAGCTATCCATTCACCTTCATCTGTAGTATCGCTACCAGCAAGTACGAATAATAACAAATATGGCTTGTCATCAATAATTACTTCTTCTCTAGTAGTAGGGTCAAATAGCTGTACTATTTGTTTCCGTTCTCTAAATATTGGCATCTAGATTCCTCCTTATATGGTTAAATTAGAACTACACTACACTATTATAGTATACATTTGAAGTGTAGTTTAAAACAAAAAAAGAGGGCCATTATAACCCTCTTTTCTTTATATTACTTTATAGTATAGATTGACCATTTAAAGATACTACTGATTTTCTTACTGGAATCATCATACGTCTCACAGGTAATACATAGATACAAGAATTTCTAAATCTTGTAATGCCAGTATAGTTTAAATTCCGCTGTATATCTCTATGAAGATGCTCTTCTAAATAGATGCCAGTAAAATATTGAGAACCTTGAGAGATATGAGTAGTAATAGCATATCCAAATTCAAATTTCTCTAAACCAGAACTATATTTATTATTCATCATAGACTTCATTTCACGTCTAGTTCTATAATCAGATATAAAGTATTTGAAATCGCATTTTAATTTCTCAAATTTAATATCTGGGAATAGGTCTGGAACAAAGTCCATCATAAAACTCTTAGCTTCATAACCAGTAATAGATGGATAATTTGCTACAGTTCCTGCTAATCCGTTTGCTAAGTTAATACCATCAACTCCGACTTTCCAGTCATTCTGTCTACATACAACTTTTTCTCCTATCATAGGAACTGGACTGGATGTATGTAATATATTACGTCTAACATAACCATTGAATTTATCCCTAGTCTTGTTGGTACCACAGATAATTGTCTTGTATGCTTTGATCATATCATCATTAAGATCATCTTTAGATATGACCATTACATCACCATAGTTCCCTATTCTAGGTTGTATTCCTTTTATGAGCATATTAGATATCTCTACTATGGCAGAATGCTTTGCTTGTCTCATAATCTTAGACAGTCTAAATACCTTTCCTGTATATAGGAAACCAGGTTTGTCTGCAACTGGAGGCAACTGATTAAGATCTCCACATGCTAATATCTTAATACCATTTGATTCCATCTCTTGTCTCATTTTTAATGGTATTGTAGAAGCTTCATCGACACAGATAAGTTTAATTTCATTAGGATCTAAAGGAGAATACACAAATCTCTTGGTAGTATATTCTTTTCCCATTACTCCATCTTTCTCAGTCTTTACTTCTAATTTGTATAACCATGAATGAGCAGTAGATGCATTTGGAAATCCATTAAGCCGCATAACAATAGCCGCAGATCCAACGTATGCCATAGGGGCTACTTGTTCTGGTCTTAGTCCTAATTGATCTATAATACAATGCATTACTGTAGATTTACCAGCACCAGCAGGAGCACTATATTGGAATACCAATTCTGACTCATGTTTATACCAGTGAACAGCAGCCTTTATTAAGGCTTGTTGTTCATCAGTCAATTCAAAATCTATTCTCATTTTTTAACCTTTTCATTTTCAAGAGCTTCAAAATATTCTTTCTCATAAGCATCATATATAGCAAGAGTTTCTCTTACTAAACTATTGGTCATAGCCTCTAATCTCATATATGCTTCAAGATATTTAGTAGAATCTTTATAATGCATATCTGTTTGAATCTTGGCTCCATTAGAATATAATAACGTCATATATCCATAAGTATCTACTTTTGGAGCTTGGTTAGGTTTAGCAGACATAATTTGAGCAGACACAATCTCTGGATGAGATTTTTGTAAATATTGCTTTAACAATTCATCCATAATGATTGGGTTATTATATGGATCGAAGATCAGATCTTTCTTATGAAGAATACCTCTATTGGTATGACGTAAGAACTTTCCTCTTACAACAATATAATCTGGGTTCTCGAAATCATCTTCTGTATCAACAATGTAACCCTCATGGTCTTCTTCTAGACCAGTGATTCTCATTACGTCTTTAATAAATCTCTCAGATAATTCTGGATTAGTACAAGTAGATGATCTAAAGTCTGTTAAAGATACAATATCTCCACCTAATACATTAACTTTTTTCTTTGCCATAATAATTTTCCTTTCTTTTAAATATATCTATTACTAATTTATCAATATCGTTTTTATATTTTATATTTCGACACACTAATAATGAAAGAGGTGATAATAACATGAGTACTCATAACGTAAACTCTAATACTGAGATTGCTATTCTTTTAGATGATTATGTGAATAAATTCCATCCTGGTGAGCAATTATTCAAACTCCAAATGACTGGAGGTATGCAAAATAATAGCCGGGCTTTATATAGAAATCAAGTATCTATTCCTAATCTTATGAATAAAGAAACAGATGGATTAGAATTTGGCGAAGTAAAAAGAACAGCAGTAGTTAAATTAGCTCTTCCAAGAGAAGTTACAAGAACTTATCCAAAGAAATATATCCCAGTAGGTACTAGATTTATCGTCACCTTTTTAAGCGGTGATATTACTAAACCTCAAATTATTGGAATGGAGCAATAACCAATGGCTATATATTATAATAGTGCTAGTCTTAGTATTACTGAAACTCATACTCTTAAAGAGTTTATTGATGCTGGTAATGCTGCTAGCGACAATTCAGATTATAAATCTATTTCTTATTATGAAACTAGAGATGGATTTGAATTTGTAGTAAAGAATTTGCTAGATGATTATCTAACAGACCTTAAAGAACAATCCATCTTAATAGAGTTATCTTCTCAAGAAGTTAATAAATATAAATACAATCCAAAAATGTTGGCATATAAAATCTATGGTTCTACAAAACTATTCTATATAATCTTACGTTTGAATAATATTTGTAGTACCCATGAATTTACTATCCCAAATAAAACATTGTATCTATTACCTAAAGCAACTCTATCAAAAGCTTTGTCTATCATTTATAATAAAGAATCTATGGCTATGAATACTTATAACCAAAAACATGCCAAAGATAAGATCATTACACCTGTGAATAAGTTTATATCTAAATCTTATTCTTCTACAGCATCTATTGGTTCTTCTAGTACATCTTCATCTTAGACAATAAAAACAGTGGTATGGGAATATTCCCATACCACCACTTTAATGTGCTTGTTTGTTAATATGAGGAGGAGGTACTAATACTATGACCTCTTTCTTTTTATTCTTAGCAAATGGAGAAGAATCTTCACTATCTAATGAGAACTTAGGAGTCATCTCTATAAGCTTTGTATCTTCCATTTTTGTTTGAGGTCTTTCTACCATTGTTTCAGTAGGCATTGATACGCTATTATCTCTCTTAGGAGTTTTTACCAAACCTGTTCCAGCTGTCATATCAACAGATTTATTTAATGCCTCTAATCTCTTAGCAGGATTATTTATAGAAACATGTTCTGTTGTGCCAAATTTAGAAGTTACCTCTTCAATATCATTATTTATTAGAGATTCTCTATATACTGCTTTTGGTTCAAATAGATCCTCTACCAATGCTACAGATTTTGGATAGAATGGTTGGAATATAGAATCTAATCTATGAGTAGGAGGAAGTTTATATCTATGCTTAGTCATTTTAATACCAAGATATCTATTACCCTCTTTATCATATTCTGGAACAATGATAAATGTACCATCAAGGTTTGTATCTATCTTAATAGACTCGCCAATATTCGCACGGCCTAGTTTCTTAATAGAATCTAGTTTATTAGCATTTCTTCCCTCATCAATAATCTTCATCGCTTCCCGATTAAGCTGTGATGCAGTTATTACTGGAATCTTCTTAGAGATTGCAAATGTTTTAAAGTCATTTACTACTGTACCAAGATCCTGATAAACATCTTTTGTTCTTTCAGATGGTTTGATACGCATCATATAGTCTTGTAGGAATGCTATAGTTTCAAAACCCTCATCTTCTAAGTCTTCTACTATCTTATACATATAAGAAGTATCTACAGAATTTACAGGTTTGTATTTAATAAATAACTCTACAGCACGTTTATTTTCAGGATCAAATTCAAATTGACATGCTTTGAATTGTGCTATTGCATCTTCAGCAGTAGCACATGCCTCCATAGATTTACCTTTGGTCATAATATGATATAAAGAGCAAACAGTTTCTACAACTAAGTTTTCCATTGTTAATAATACAATACAAGGCTTCTTAGATTTATCTTGAGTTATGAAATCTTGATTATATTTCCATAACTGATACATTATATTCTCTAAAGTAGTTGTCTTACCAGAACCTGATGCACCAAAGAATGAATATACACGTTCTTTTTGGAAACCTCCACCAAGCATAGCATTGAATCCCTGCATTCCAGTAACTAATTTATATGATGGACTAGTCACATACTTATGAATATCTGGAACGGTTGTTTCTAACTGAGATAATCTGAATAATGTATCAGATGAGTCTTTATTTATCTCATTGCGTCTAAATACAGTTTGAATATCACTAATTCTAGATTTTAAATAATCGATAGTTTGATTCTTTTCTCTAAAATCTGCATTTTGATACTTAGTGATAGCATCGAGTAATACATTAATATGCTCATCAACTTCATTATTAGTTAATAGCATAGAAATATTACCCTCGATAGATATAACCTCATCATTAGAAAGTTCTCTAGTCAAAGATTGATCTTTTTCTAAATTAGTTATATCCATAATAAGATTGATATTAGATAGAATCATTTCTCTATCATTCAATCCATTCATTCTATTTTCTAGAATTGCTTTTAAGAATCTTAACTTTATAGCACAGTTTTGATTCTTTATAAAATCCTCAGGATTGATCCTGATGATTAAACTATTCAACATAGTTAATCCGTGCTTACGGATATTATCGTTCATAGAGAGAGCATATCGGCAAAACGAATTCAGCATATACTCTGTGATGCCAGAAGCTTGAGGAGCCTTTCTAGCAGTTTTTGTATTCGTTGGCTGATATTTTGATTTTCTCTTGTCAAAGTCTGTCATACTAGAAACTCCCATTTATAGTTTTTATATTTTTCGTTCGAGTAGTATTATAATGTTTTCGAGGTTAAAGTTTTTCAATATAAGACATAAAGTCTGCAAACTTTTCAACACTCCAAAAATCATTTCCCTCTTCTTGGTTCATATATTGTACTAACTTTTGTTCAGGAGATAAATTGTTATCAAATAGATAATCATACTTTTGATATTTCTGATTCATGCTATGCAACTCTTTTTGTATCTTCTGTTGTTCAAAGTTAGTTTCAATTTTTACATTAGCCTTACTTCTATAGAAATTCTTAAGCAACTCTATAGTTCTAGGATTATTCTTTGTGATAAGGATTCTAAGATGATCGATACCCTCATTTAATAATGCTTTGATATAATCAATTATAATCCTAGGATCTTGATTAATCATTTCATCAAGATTAATAGTATCATATCGGAAAGACTTAATAGGTTCAAAATGAACCATATACTTTCTTTCTTTGATATTGTGTAGAAGAACGATGAACCCCTTTTCTTCTTCCTCACCAAATTTATATCTTATAGGAGATCCACAGTAATAAAAGTCATTACTGTATACACCATGAACATGAACATGTCCTGATATAATAGGACCTTTACAATTACCAAAGTCTTCTATATCAAATACTGGCTCCCTATTAGATGCTAGGTCTCTTTTATTCTTACCAAAGATTGCACCTTTAAAAGTACCATGCATATAACAGGCATCATACAATCCAGAATTGATTAAAAATTGGTTATAATATGGCTCACCCATGTTATACATCTCTGGAATGCATAGAATCTTCTTACCTTTGATAAATAAAAATTGAGTCTGGGTTACAATTCGTAGATCACAACCTTGATTCATAAATGGCACAAAGATCTTGAGCTGATCAGCATCATGAGATCCAGTACCATTTATAAGTATCAAGGTTGCATTTTTTCTTTTACATATATCAACTAATCTTTGTACAAATGAGATTGCGTATACTACAGCATCAGAGTTTGCCATAAACTTATGATCAAATATATCCCCATTAACAGATACTATATCTAACACATTCATCATTTCAAGATAGTTTAAAAATTGTTCATTTAAGATTTTATATTCAGTTAAAGGCTCTATAGTACCAAAGTGCAAATCTGATATATGAGCTTCAACAAAAGTATCTTTTATATTATCAAAACTTACTACTTGTTTCATTGTTTTCTTTAATCACTCCTTACCTTATTATAGTATGTGACCAAAATTTAAGTTAAAAATAATACTAGAGCAAGTTTATGCTCTAGTATCTTCTGGAATCTGTTTTGTAACTCCAACATTTAAGACTGATCTTAAAATAATATCTAAAATTCCCATAATATTAACAGCCATTATAGAATATTTACTGTATTCCTCGGCTTTAAGGTTATTGCTAAAGATATAATTAGGGTTGATTATCATTCCCTTTTCATTTATCTGGAATCTTCTAAAAGATTCAACTTCAGCAACAGATGTTTCTAATCTAGTAGAACATTTGTAGATAGTTTCTTCTATAGTATAAAAATGCTCATCTAAATCTAATCTAAGTTTAGTCTTTATAAACCTTTCATTATTTGGAAGATATAAACTATTTAGATTGTAATTGATTATAATAATTTTATTTATACGTTGAAAAGCATTCTCTCTAGTATCATTATATTCAAATATAATATCACAGCTGTCTCTATTATTTTCAAATATAGTTTTAAGAAGATCTTCTAGGTCTACTTGAAATAAGATGGTGAAATATAATAAGAATACAGAATATCGTAATACATGGTATACTAAAGTTTCAGGATGTTTAAAAGATTCCTTTAGGATCTTTCTAGAGCCTTTAGATATTCTATTACTTAATAAAGGAAATCTTATATATCTTATAATCCATTTCCTTATATATCTAACAACTTTATTACCATCAGTCCTATTAAATTCATTAATATATCTTGTAAAGTCTTCGAAGATATTTAATGGATCATATTTATCATGCACTTTGTGGTTGGAACTGATGAAGTTTCTTGGCAAGATCATTAAAATTCTCCTCAAGATAATGAATATGATAATAGCTATAAAGAATAGAAATAAAAGTTCTTTCACATAAATCAAAGTATTCTTTATGATCTGGAATAGATAGATCTAGAATATATTCTTTGTATTTTGGTTGATACTTATTTAATTGGAGAATGATAACTCCATCTATATTAATATTTTCTTTTTCTCTAAGAACTTTAGAATATGCTGCTAATTGTAAATAGTATTTATAGGTTACATGATTAGAAGTCTTAAAATCTATAAGATAAATTTTTCCATTTATTCTCATAAGACAATCATATGTTCCACCATACCATTCACAAACTAGTTTTTGTTCCTGACCAATGATTTCATATTCTGTTTCTTTTATTACTTTCCACCATTCTTGAAAAGCTTTAAAACAGATTGATGGTGTATCTTCTGGAACTTCTTGGCCTTTTAAAAAACATTCTATTCCATGATGAATTTTGGTTCCAAACGTTGCTGCTTTATTCAATACATCTCTATATCGTTGATGTTTGAATCCAAGGCTATTAGCCCAACTCATTAACTTCTCTTCACTAATCATTTTAGAAAGTACTTCAGTAACCCTAGGTACATTCTTACCATTATATGTGTATCTATCACTAGAATTCATTTCTACATGAAGATCTAAGATATCTTGTAATTGCATTAATTTTACCCCTTTCTTTATCACTTAATAACAAGTCTAAGACCTCGTATTTTATCATATACAGAATGGGCTTATTTACTGCAGGGACATTAAAATAACTACTTAAAAATATCTGATAGGAGGAAACAAAACTCATGAAGGAATTAAAATCCTACTCTGACTCTTACTTTTATAAACAGTATCCAAAATATCAAAAACTCTTATTGGATGCTATTATGACTGATCCTTTGATCGATAAAGCTACAGAAGAATTCAAAGGTGTTATTTTAGATTTAAAACATCAAAGAACAGATGAAGCATTATTGCGTATTCTTAATTCTACAAATACAGTTTTATTAGACTGCGATGTTCCTTTGCCTAGAACTTTCAAAGTATTCTGTGCTAAAGAAATGAAGGGTAGAGATCGTGGTAAAATCAAAGTATTTATCGATGCATCTGCTTGTATTGTAAAAGATCCAAAACATGGTGATTACAATGTAAATGAAACAGCATTAGTTTCTTATCTTATGAATGCTGGCGTTTCTATGATCTATCATAAAAACTTTGATATTCTTAGACGTAGAGCAAATATGAATATTGGTATTACTAAATGCTTTGCAAATTGCTTTACTCATATTATTGATTTCTTAGCAAAGATTTCTATTCAAGAATCTAAAAAGATTCAAGTTACTTATCTTTCTGCTATGTATTTCTTAATGGGTATTCTTCAATTAGATAATGAAAACAAAGCTAGAGACATTGCTATGAAAGTAGCAGATATCTCTAAAAATGAAGCTATCTTATTAGAAGATGCTATTGAAAAAGCTTGTCGTAAGCACAGTGATATTAAAGAAAAAGACCTTAATCCATATGAAAACATTAAGATCTTTGTTAACTCTTTGAGAGATGCAATGCATCTTAATCCTAAAGCAGTTAGCTTAGATATTATTGTAGAAAGATGGATGATGCAATTCGGTCCTGGTACAGTATTTGGTTTAGAATACTTCCCAGCATTCTCTGCTATGATTACTGATGCATACGTTGGTGGTTATTTGAATAACCAAAAGACTATTGAAAAAATCTGTGGTAAAGATATGGTTCAATATTCTAAAGATGTAATTACTATGCTAGGCTCTATTGCCTAGATAATTTAGGAGGTATTCGTAATGCCTAATTTTTTACTAAACCTCCATTTTGATAAAACTGGTTGCAATAATTCTTCTATCAAAAACTTAGGTGGGGTATCTTTTACAGATACCTCATCTATTATTGAAGCAGCTGGTACTGCTTATTTTAAACCGTTTAATGATAATGCTGGTTTATGGTTAGAAGATGTATCTAAACTTAAAAAACATTTGGAATCTCAAAAGAACTTTACTATCTATCTTAAATATAGAATTAAGAAAGAGAATATGAATAAAGATGAGAAGATTCCTTTACTGTCGTATAAACGAAAAGATAGAAATAGTCATAATAACTTCGTATATATAGAAGAGGCTGGATACTTTACTATCCAGATATCTCCAGAAGAAAAATATTCTAGTGCTATAGTAGATTATACTTTTAATGATAAATGGCATTATCTCACTATAACTAGAGATGATAATGTTCTTAGAATATTTGTAGATGGTTGTCTAAATACCATCAATGATATTCAAGGGTCTATGACTTTTGGAGATGAATTATTTATTGGATATAAGAAAAGCACTAGTAATGATATTCATACATTTGGTAGTGGATATCTTGATGATATTAGCATTATTGACGATTGTATTTATTATGATACATTCGTTCCTCCAACTCTTTATATTACAACAGAAGATACTATAGAGAATTATTTTAGAAACAACCATTCAAACGTTTTAGGTCAATTAGAACCAGAAACTCAGGATCTTATTGATCACAAAATGGAATCTACAGCATACTATTTTAACGAAGCTCAAAGAGGATATCTTCCTCAAAGACTTAGAATAAAATGGCATGAAGAAAGAGAATATTTTAAAAGAGAAGAATGGAATAGAGAATCTAAATACATAGATTCTACTGTAATCTCTTTATATAATATGGCTCATGATAGAGTTGGTTTTGAAGAGCAAAGATTCTTTGAAGGCAATGCATATCACCTATTAATGGATAAAGCTATAAATCCATTCCTATTATTTGTAGATGGTAAGTTTGTACCATTATCCCAAATCTACATGATAAGATCTGATGATTTCTATACAGTGTTTATTAATAATAGAGATCCAATCTTATCAGGACCAGTACAAACTGTTGAATATATCAAAATCCCATTCCCAGTAATTTACGAAGAGTTTATTGGCGAAAGAGAAGATAAAACTCCTATTTATAAATTCAATAAAGATGGATATTTTGATAACTCTCAATCAGCAATTTATTTCTATTATATAGATAATGATCAAGCTCCAAATACTAAGCTTAGAACTAATGGTATCTATGAACAAACTATGCCTTCATATGTAGATAGTGAGGGTGGTAGTATAAGACATAGTGATGATGAAATGGTTCATTATGTATGGAGATATGGTAATCTAGAAGCTAAAAGAATTCATGGTAGAAATATCTTCATGTATTTTAGAGCGTGGGATCATGGTTATGTAAAACCTGGTGATCAAATAGTTCTATATAGAGACAATATTCCTATAGATCCTAAGAATTATCGCCTTATGGGTGTAGACTTAATTGAGTTCTTTAATTATCAAACTTTAGATCTACCTTCTGATGCTCTATATACAATGGAGATTATTACCGACAATTCTGATTGGTTAATAGAAGACTATGCCACTTCTAAAGTATTCTCTATGGTTGCTCAAGAAGATGAGCAAATAGTATTCCAATTACCAGTAGAAGATTGGCCTGATGTATCTAGCTACAATCAAATCTTAGTATTCAATGGTAGTATTTTCCTTAATCAAAATGATTATGTAGTTAATAGAGATAATTA